CGGTAGTGTTGGCAAAGTCGGGAGCGAAGGCAAGCCGCCCTTGCTTTTGGGTCGCTGCTCGCCCCAGCCCCAGCTAAGACCCGCATCTTCACCAAGCTTCTTAGCTCGGCGTCAAGACGCTTCTGCTCAGCCTGCAACTTCATCCAGCGGGCCTTACCCTCAAAGCGAGGATCGCCGCGCATCTTGCTCAACTGCTCACGAATCTCGCCCTGGCGATCAAGAATATCCCCGGTACGCCTCTGAATAGCCTTGTCCCGATCAACGCGAATACCAGTCGTGAACCTAAACAACTGATCCCCGAAACTCTGACCACGCTCATTACGGAACTTGCCAGCTTCAGCCGGGACGCGCACCGGACCATACGTAAGCTGGCTAAGTCGCCACGCCCACTTCTTGTCCATCAGCCAAATCTTGCGACCCTCAGAGGTGCGAGTCTCCTTGTAATACACCCCTAGCTTGCGCTGGATAGCCGGCGAAGCTTTTGCAAGTTGCACGATGTACCACGGAGCAGGAGTTTCATTCGCACTCATTCCGCTTTCGCCCTCAATAGGGCTACGGAAAAACAAGTTACGGTTCGTGTAATCTTCCAGCGGCACACGAAGCAGCGGATTCAAGGAGCTGCCAATGAACTCAAGATCTCGCATGAACAACTCTTGCGGAGGCCAGTTAGAGCCAATCGGAAGCGTCTGATTTAGCATGTTAAACGGCAGGTTTGCGCTCACCCAACGAACCTCACCGCCGACGCGCAGCGGAATAGGCACGTTCGCCTGGACGTACCACGGCTGCTCGTACAGATCCGACAAGTCAATGTTCTGATAGTCGGCGGCAGCGACCCGCAGCTTCTCGTATGCGGCGAGCTTGCCAGGGCGACGGAACAGCGCCTTAGTCTGGTACGGAATCTGACGCGCCGGGAAGGTGTAGAAGAAAGCGAAGCGACGAAGAACATTGCGCTCAGCCCGCGAAAGCTCGCCGTAGTCAATGAGGGCTTCAAGCGAATCCGCAACAGCGCGGTCACTGGTGTAGCCCTCATCCATGAAGTAAAGCCACGTAGCTACCCGCGACCAGTCCTCACGCGAACGGAAGAACCGTCCAGTGGACTGAGCCCCGCGCTTCGGAGCCGTCGCAAGGAACTGAAGGTATGGGTCGCTACCTGCCAGCTTGTCAGCAGCGGCGTCACGAATACGACCGGGCTTGCGGCGCTTCGTGACCTGACGAACCTCCGGGTTCGTAATATCAACCGTCTTGGCAAACACACCCTGGCGAGCAACACCCTCGGCGCGAGTAAGGCGAGCAACGTCCTTCACCTTCATAAACTTGCCGCCAACAAGAATCTCAGCATCACCAAGCTCACGGGTAAGGCGACGATTACCGGCCTCAGCGGCCTGCAAGTACCTGACAATCGGCAACGCCTTCGTCTTATAGACCGGGATCTTGTAGCCAGGGACAACCGTGAACATGATCCACGTATCGCCCATCTCGTTGATCGCCTGATACATCGGCGTAAAGATCGCAAGCTGACGAAGCCGACCGCCAAGCCTGTCCCAAAGCCGAGTAAGTGGCTTATTCCCAAGAACCTCTGCGCTGCGGAACTGACGGAACCGGGCAACCGCTCGCTCATCCAGAATCACGTACTGGCCGACACGCTTTAGCTTCGTCGGCTCCCCGCCAGGAGCCTTGCCGGTAATGAGCTGCTGAAGAACCTCGGGCTCAATCTCACGCAGGTCATAACGACCAGCACCCTCACCGCGAACGCCTAGTTCATAAACCTTCATGCCGGCGCTCTCGGGCTCGCCGTTCATAATCCCGTTGCGCTTGTAGAACTCCTCAAGCGTTTCCTCGCCCACAGGCTTCATGCGAACCGACTGACCCGACTCAGCAAGCCGGCGCACACCAGCATTGTAAGCAGCGATGCGCTCCATGTTTAGCCCGTACTGAGCAAAATCCTGAGCCGGGTTAGCGCCCATGATCGGGCCGCTGCCCTCACCCATAAACCGCTCAAGGTTTGCTACGTCCTGCGGCCTGGGATCCTGACGACCCATGAGGTTGCCGCGCACCGAACCACCCAATGCTGCTGCGCCAGCCTGCTCCCTTGCGGCAGCGCCAACAGTTTGAGCCTCACGACTAGGCGGAATGTAATCCACCTTGTCCTGATACGGCAGGTCTTGATCCTGCGCCGCACGACGCGGGTAATACTGGGACGCCAGCTCAACCTCTGGATCATTTGGCTTGATCTTCAGCGCGTCACCGACAGGCTGACCGGAACGCTCAACCTTACGCCGCGCACCCTTCAACACATCATTAACGCGCTTAGTCCCGCGAAGCTGATAGCCACGGCGACGAGTCTTAACTAGATACCGACGAGCGAAATCATCAGGAAGATCCTGAAGCACATCATCAGCGCCAAACACAAACCGGCCATCCCTCACGCGCACCCGCGTAGCCGGATCACCAGACCGCTCCCACACCGCAACCCACAAATCACGGTCAGCATCGTCAATGCGGCCCGTAGCCCGCTGGACAGCCTTCATGTTCAGGACAGCATTGACCTCAGCCGTCCCGCGACCGGAACGCTCATCACGACTAGCCTGCCGAGCGCCCGCAAAGCCTTTCTCTGCCAGCCCACTGTCAGGTCTAATCCCAGGAGCAACGTAGCCAACAACCTCGCGGGCCGTACTGCCAACCTTGCCGCTGTTCTTGACCGCACCCTTGCTAAACGGCTGCAAAGGAACATCGGCCATCCGCCGCCCCGCAAACCGAACAGACAGAACCGGATCGGTGCGCTGCCCCCTCGCGCTGTTCTCAACCTGACGCTCAGCCATGCGGCTGAACTTCGTCTTGGCCTCTGTACGCGCCGGACGAAGCATGTTGCGAACCCTCGCCCGCTGAGAGCCCTTCGACGGGAACAACCTCGTAGAGCGAGGAGCCTTAGCCTTCACGCGCCCCAAAGGCGTCACAACTGAAGCAGCATCATCAGCGCGGCGCTGAACTCGCGCAGCCGTACCCTCCGCTCGCTCAACTCGGCTCGCCTTCCGCCTGCCGGCGCGGTCAAGGTTCTTGCGAATGTTCTGCGCCTTACGCGACCGGCCCCGACCACTCTGCTCAAGATCACGAAGCTGACGACGCTGACGAGTAATCGCAGGACTCTCAGGCTCAGACTCAAGCGCCCTAGCGCGAGAACGCATCCGGCCCGCAATATTTCCACGCGGGCGCGTAGCCCCAGGCGCGGCCTTAATGATCCGCTCAGTCTCAGCCCGAGAAGCACCGCGCTTTACCGCAGCGCGACCAGCAGCTTCACCAGCGGCGCGGGCAGCGGCCCGACCGGCAGCCGGAATACCAAGAGTTAGGTAAGTCGTCGGGTCCAGAACAACATCCAGCACGAAGCCGATACCAGCCGACGCGCCCTTAGACGCACCCACCTGACGCAGCGCATCGCCATAACTAGACCTGTTCTCAACAAAGCCCTTAGCCTGTCCCTGAATGTACGCCTTGCCAACTTCACTAGCTGAATCACCGCGCTGAATAGCTTTGATCGCCTCCGTTGCGCCCTTACCACCAGCGGACGAAATACGAGTGAGCTGTTCGGCAGCAACAAGAGCAGCCGCAGCGCCGCTACGAGGGATCTTGGGTTCAGGAATCCCGCCAGTCTTAACTCGGCCACCAGCGCGAGCAACAGACCTCGCAGTTTGGCCCTTACCAAGATTGACTGTTGAGCGAGCAGGGTTGGGGAGTGCATCGTCAAGCGCACGACCGGCAGCCGCAAGACCCTTCTTGAGAACCTTGTCGCCTGGGTATTTGCGCTTAGGCCGAGCGTTCATAATCCGCTTGAACCGCTCAGCCTGGGCGGCAGAAGTCTCGCCACTCAGCGTCCCACGATCCACAAGACGCTGACGAGCCTTGACGCCCTCTTTCGTGCTGCCCTTCCCGTACGCAGCCAGCAGCACCTTGCCAAAATCACGCTCATCCTGCCGGCGCATCCGGCGAACGTCACGACGCTCAGCGGCAGTCGGCTTCGACGCAAACCGCTTCGGCACATCAGTACCAACACGACGAGGAGACACCCGTAGCGGCTTAGGCTTAGGCGCGGCAACGTACCTGTAACGCTTAGACAAGGGCTTAGCCGACGCAACGCGAAGCGCCTGCTCGGCAGTACGCCTCAGATCCGCACTCTGACTCTGACGGCGAAGCTCACGGTACTTCGGGGCGTTAAGCTGCTGGCGCACCGTAGGCATCTTGGAGCCCAGCGGCTTGCGCTTAGGCTTAGCTTTCGCCTTAGGCCGCGCTTTCGGCTTAGGCGATGCTACGGGCTTAGACGTATTAGACACATACGTAAACTTGGGCTTCTTCAGCCCAAGCGCCTTACCTCTTTTCGACTTGGGTGAGGTATAGCCCGGTCCTGGCACTACTTAAACGGCTGTCCAAAGTCGCGGGGGTTATAGCCAGCCTTGCGCCAGCGACTACGATTTACTTTGCCAATACCACCCAGGTAAACAATATCCATTGCGGTATTCACAACATCAGTGTCAATACCCATGACCGCAAGACCCTGACGGATTTCCCCAGTTGGCTTATTCTGAGCTTTGTAGCCGCGCACAAGTGTTACGGCGCGGCGAATAGCCGATGCCTGAGTGCGGGTTTCCTTAGGCGTGGCAGGCTTAGGCCCGCTTGACCTATTGCGACCGCCATCAGAGGCTTGCCGCGACTCACGCTCACGCGCAAGGCGCTCACGCTCCCGAGCAGCCCTACGCTGCTCACGCAAACGCCTCTCCTGAATACTCAACCCAGCGTCAGCGCGAGCATTATCCGCCGCCTTATCAGCAGCGTTCAACTGGAACACGCGATCCTCAAGAACCTGCTTACGAGCCTCAGCGATAGCGTCGTCAATGAACTTCTTGCGCCACGCATCCTTCTTCGACCCGTAATCCTTCTTGTCCTGATCCAGCGCCGAAGCCTGCCGATCACGGTAGCCCTGGGCCTCACGATCCTTCAACCGCGCAGTCCCAACCGCATCAGTCGCCAAACCAACATTCGTGTTCGCATCACTGACCTGACGCTGAGCAGTGTTCGCCAGGGACGCGGCGCGAGCAGAAGCCGCCTGATCGGCAATAGCCTGATACTCCCCGCCCTGCGGAGCCTGACCGAGCTGCGCCGCCCTGTCCTGAAGCTGACGAACCACCGCGTCACGGCCCGACACGCTCACCTGATTAGCGGAGTCAATCAGAGCCCGATTACCCTCAGCCATCTGGGTCTGAGCGCCAATCGCCCGCTGCTGAGCGGCAGCCACATCGGCGCGATACTGCGTAAACCAGTCGGCGTCCCGCTGGCGGGCAGCCGCAAGATTCGCGGTTCGATCCGAAAGCTGACGGTCGCCCTCACCGAACGTCAAGGGCTCTAGGTAGGCCCGCTGCTTCTCAAGATCACCATACGTAGTTGCCGTACCCTGCGTGATTGGGGTACGGTTCCACCGCGCCTTCTTGCGGCGCTCAAGCCACTCAGCCGGCAGCGCACGATCCTCAATGCGAATACGGGTGCGCATGTCGTTTAGCGCCCGCTGCCGCCTCTCGGGGCTCCAGCGATCAAACTGCTCTTTGGTAATTCTCTTGGGCTTCCTGGGTCTTGGCATTAGCTCGGGTTAGTCCGGTCGTAGTTGTCACGATTGCGCCCAAACAGGTCCACGCTGGCCTGCCGGCGCTGGTTCTCAGCGTCAATCTCAGCCTGCGAGCGACGATCCCGGTAGGACTGAAGGCCGGAAGCAAACTGCTTCAAGAGCTGATCGCGGCCTGACTCAAATCGGAAAGCGTCACGCTGCTGGCTGCGCTGATACGCCCCGGAAGTCAAAAGCCCCCGGTTGGCGTACGAGCCCTCACCAATCTTGCCAGCAGTGAAATAGCTCTTGTTCAGCAGCGAAGCCCTGGAGAACGGGTTGGACGGGTCAATCCCACCCATGTTCGCATCAGAAGCCGCCCACTGCCCAGTGAACTTCGCTCCCGTGTCGTCTTGGGTAATCCCAAGCCCGTAGTCACCGGCCAGCGCCCTCTCACCCTCAGTAGCGGAGTCCAGTGTTCGCCTGCGGTTAGCGGCAATCGTGGACAGCGCCTCGTTATAGAAGCTGTCCGGCGTGTACCCGTCAAACCGCGACGGCGGGGGCGTCCCACCACCAGGGGGCGCAGACCCCGGCAGCGGATCACCCGTGAAAGTTGTAGTTGGGGCATTTTGCCCCACGCCCTGAATCTGAATTGGGACCGGGTTAGCTCCACCCGAGTAATAGACCGTAGCGCCGGCACGAAGCGAGGCCTGCACAATCCCCAAAGCGTTCCCGGCAGCGTCATAAGCGACACCAGCGCCGTTCTGGGAACCAATGATCCGCACCGTCCCAGGTGGCGGTGTCTTAGGAATATTGCGCCTATTAGCTTCCCGCGCTTCCTGCTGCGGGGTTCTCCTCCTAGCCAATTAGGACACCCCCCAATGGGGAAACCTTGTTGTCGTCATACCAACCATCCCCCTTCAGGGTCATTAGTCTTTGGAAAAATCTGTCGTACTGAGGGCCAATCGCCTCCAGCGACCAACGCTGCTGCGCCGCCGCCCGAATAGCTGCCCGATCCAGACTGTGAACATTCTCAGCGGCCCACATGAACTCACCCAGCGTCCGGCACCTGTAGCCCGACACGCCCTGCTCCACAGTCTCCGTGAACGCCCCCCAATCCGTTGAGATAACCGGCGTCCCACACAACTGCGCTTCAACCGCGATGCAGCCAAACGGCTCCACGTAAATCGTCGGACACATCAGAGCCGACGCGCCGGCCATCAGCTCGCCGCGCTCCTGAGGCTTCACAACCCCCAGGCACTCGCCGTAACTAGGCTTCACATCGCCCTCGCCCGCAATCAGCAGCGGCATCTCAAGCCGCCTAGCAGTCTCACAGACAACCTCCACGCCCTTACGCTCAGTCAAGCGACCGACGTACAGCAGGTACTCGCCGTGACTGGGCTCAGGGAACAGCTCAGGCTCAAAGTAGGCGTTGATAACCGCATCGAAGAACGAGCCGTCAGCAGTGTTCGTGCCGCGCTGCTGACCGTAGGTGGTGTGCATCCAGGCGTAAGACTCAAAGACCTTGTACGGAGCGAATGAGCCGCCGTAACCAATGCCGTACTCCACCGGCCAAAGTTCCGGCAGCATCGCCGCAAGCTCAGCCTGCGCCAAGCCGCCCATCAGCCCGAGAACATCACCGGGCTCCATCCGGTATCGGATCGCCGTAGTCGCGCTGCGATTAAACGGCTCCCACGCCTCCGGGGTGAACTCCGGCGGATCAGCCTTCGGGTAGGCAGCGACCCCCTCCCCCCTCGGGTCGCCGTACACGATCACCTCATGGCCCAGCGGCTCCATCATCGGGCCGAACTTGCGGACCTTCTCCGTGAAGGCGCACGTCGGGTTAGCGTCCGGGCCTCCTACTGGTTGTCCGGGGAGCGCCGCTAGGTGAAACCTCATCCGACGCGGATTGGGCGCACGATCATAAAGCGGTTCCAGAACACGCCTGTACCGGCTGACACCTTGTATTTAGACGTAAGAGCAACGGCGCTAATACCAGTCTTTACTCGCGTCTTAGTTGTTGTTGCGTAAGCGTTAGCAGCGACGTTTGACTGAGCAAGGTTCACGCTGTCTGCGTCCACTGCTCCCGTAGCGCCAATATCGTAGCTCATGTAAATAATGGCGCTTGTGTTGCCATTATACCCAGTAACTCCAATGGTTACTTCATAGTCGCCGGCAAGCGGCAGTGTAATTGTTGGCCCTGCTGTAGTCAGGGCGGCGTAAGTGGTTGAAGTAGTCGTTTCGTTGTCGCTGATCGTGCCGTTCTTGACAGAACTGTTAAGCGCCGCACCACCGACAAACTCCCACTTATACGACGAGCTGGATCCGCTTCGGTAACGCAAATGCCAGATAACGCCGTTAGTAGCATCGGCAGCGTAGTAGATTTCCTGGCCGTCTGCCGGGGAAGATGGCAGCGAAGTAACGTAAGTAGCGGAGCCCGTAGCCCCCGTAGCCCCGGTGGCTCCGACGCTGCCGGTTGGACCAGTTGGCCCCGTTGCCCCCACAGCGCCAGCCGCACCAGCGGGGCCAGTAGCTCCTGTAGCGCCGACACTTCCGGCAGCACCAGTAGCCCCCACCGGGCCAGTTGGCCCCGTTGGGCCAACAAGAAGCGTTCCCGACCCCCAAGCTCCAGCGGCCTTCGGGCCATAAATCGTGTTAGCTGAGGTGTCAATGTAAAAGTCACCATTGACGCCAACACCAGCAGCAGGAGCCCCAACACCGCTTAACACTGAATAGCCAGCAGCGCCAGTTGGGCCCGTGGGTCCGGTTGCGCCTACGGCACCAGCAGGGCCAGTAGCCCCCACCGCACCAGCCGGTCCGGTAGCGCCAGTTGGGCCAGGAACGGTCGAAGCAGCACCAGTCGGACCCGTAGCCCCAACGTCACCTTGAATACCCTGCGGTCCCGTGGCACCCGTAGGACCGGGATTGCCTTGAATCCCTTGTGGCCCCGTAGCGCCAGCAGGGCCGGTTGGGCCTACCGATCCAGTAGCCCCAACATCACCCTGCGGTCCAGTTGCACCGACAACACCCTGAATCCCCTGAGGGCCGGTCGGCCCGGTTGGGCCAACGTCGCCCTGAATGCCTTGAGAACCAGTAGCGCCCACAGGGCCAGTTGCGCCCGTAGGCCCGACAACTCCCTGGATTCCCTGCGGTCCCGTAGCCCCAACGGGGCCAGCAGCCCCAACAGGGCCAGTGGCGCCGACAACGCCTTGAATACCTTGCGGGCCAGTTGCGCCCGTAGCGCCAGCAGGGCCGGTTGCTCCCACGTTTCCCGTGGCCCCAGTTGGGCCAACACTGCCGGTCGCGCCGACAGGACCGCTAGGCCCGCTCGCTCCTGTTGCCCCGGTAGGTCCAGGCGTGGGAGCAATAGCCGGCAACTTAGAACGTCACCTGCGTGACAGTCAGGTAAGCCTCGTCAATGAACGCTGTGGGGGTACCGGACACGCCGTAGGTCGCAAACTGCCACTTAAACGTCTTAGAGCCCGTGCCAAGCTCGGCGGCGGAGAACATCGCCATACCGCCAACCTTAAGGTAGGAGGTCTGCGAACCGTCCGTGTAGCCAGTCACCACGCCAGGGTTCTGCGGCGAGGAAGCGTTACAGACAGCCGTATCGGCCAGCACACGCCAGTAGGTGTTGCCGGCATTTGTGCCGGTGCCACACTTCACCTGAGCGTTGTAACCGACGATCACATACGCGCCAGAGGCAACCGTGAAAGACAGGGAAGCGCCCGTAACGTCCGTCCAGCTAGTGCTAGTAGTGGAACGCTCAGTAGTCATGGCGGCCATAGCCGCACGATTCGTAACGCCCGTCTGATTGAGTCCGACGCTGGCAGCCGCCGCCGCCGAGAGCTTGTCAGCCGTCACGTTCGCGTCAGCGATTTTCGCGGTCGTCACTGAAGCAGACGCAAGCTGCGCCGTATCAACCGTGTTGATCCCAGCGACAAGCGCATTCAGGTTCGCCACAAGGTTATTCACATTCTCAGGCGTACCCGCAGTCAGCGTGTACGGCAGCGTCACTTGCGCCATTTACTCTCCATCCAGATTTGTAACAGAAGGAACCCTGCGCTCCCTCATATGGTGAACAACACGATTTATGCTCCAAGCCGGCGAAACATCAGACCCCGCAACAGACTGGGAATACAGCTCAATGCTCAAATACGTTCCGCGAACACTCGTCCTGACGAGCTTCGCGTGAGTGCCGACACTGTTCGCCCAAAGATCAGTCGGGTTAGTACCGTCAGCCCACAGATCCGACGTAGTGCCGTCACTCCACTTATCGGGCGCACCACCAAAAACCACTTCCTCCAGGTTCTCGGCAGTACCAAAATCGTCAGCGATTCCGAACCGCACCGTTCCGGTTCCCCACACCTTCGACTCACGGACAGTCTTATGATTGTCCTCCCCCAAGTCGCTGAAAGCAATCTTGATCCGGCTTGAAATGTTGGCCCCGGCGTCGGTGCTGTAACTGCTGGACACTCGCCCAATCCGATTAGCACCCGAGGAGTAGGCAAACATAAGGTCAGGCAGCGAGCCGGACACCTCAAACTGGCACATCGCCCCAGCTGGGATATCCCACACTGTCCACGACTGGTTACGCAAATCAAACATCAGCAGCGGCCCAGCAGAGACAAACACCTGAAGATTGTGATAGGCCATTTTTGCGCCGGCAATCGTGACCTGCGAGCCACCATAGAGCGGAGGCAGCGACCCCGTGAAAAGCGGATCAATCAGTCCCGAAACGAGAATCGGCAGGCCACCATCAGTCTTGTAGATCCCGTTGTCAGCGAGGAAATACACGCCGTCAGGGGCTACGCACAAAGCGTCCGCTGAGGCGAGCCCCACGCCGGCCTCAACGGCGCGGTAGTTGAACTCCGGGTTGCCGTCAGCATCCAGTGTCGTGCCGTAGAACACGAAGAAGTGCGACTCCTTGAACACGATCAGGTAGTTGTTGAACGTGGCAACACCCATGATCTGCTCGCCGTCACCTGGGGCAAGATCAACCCAGTTGTCAGCCAGCCAAGTGTCCGGCACCGAAGGATTAGAGAATCGAACAGTGGAGGGGTTATCACCCCCCGTGGATCCTGACCTGCGAGCGTTCACCAAGCGGTTATCCCACGGCGTCACCGCCAGATACTTTCCGGTGGGGGTAGTGCCAGTGAAGCTCGGAACACTCCACGCCGTCCCGTTCCACTGCCGCAACGAATCTGTGCCGTTCGCGGCGTACATGACGGTCTTGGTCGGCCCGCCAAACCGAGCGAAGTAATGCGGGTTAGCGGTCGGGGCCGTTGAAGTAGAGCTAGTAACCGCAGCACCCGTACTGTCAAAGACCTCAAGGCGGTTCCCCGCACCGCAGACAAGGTGCTTAGTCCCGCCCGTCGTGTAGAACGCCGCCATGCTGTCATAACGGTTCGTCCCGGCAGCCGTGAACGCCGCAAACCCAGGGCGCGACTTCACCCCACCCCGGTTATCGAACGCAACATTCAGCAGGTCGTACGCCTGATTGGGCTCCATCTGCTCATAGCTGTCACGAAGGTTGAGCCCACCGCTGAAAAGCGCAGCCGGCCTATCCGCGTAAGCCATCAGCGGTAATCAGACGAGTAGCCGTACGTGACGATCAGATCGGCGTCCTGGTGCTGCTGCACCAGCAGGCGCTCGCGCATCATCTGGATAACAGCATCCCCGTCACGGCGAACAATCTGCGCCATCTCCGGGTTATCGGAATCCATGTAGGCGCGGGCGCAGGCGTAGTCAATGATCGCGTACTGGTAGCGCGACGGAATCTCAGGCTGATCGGTGTCCTGGGACAGCTCGCCCGCGAGCCTCAGGTAACGCACCAGCAGCGTGTCAGAACCAACCGGATAAGTGCGAACCGTCGTACCCTCAGTGATATAGGCGTAGTTCGGTGAGCCAGTCGCGTCAAGATTCGGGTAACGCTCAGCAAGAGTACGGCGGTCAATGAAACTAATGTTCCTCGCCGCCGTGTTGTTGGTCACCGACTCAATGGTTCCGAGGTCGCTGATAATCAGCGGGGCCGGTGATTGAACAGAGGTCTGAAGAAACGGCCAGTCCTCCATTTCCAGAATCTCCATGTACGACTGGTTGATCCACCGCTTAGCGCGAACCTCACCCGCGCCACCATCCTCCAGATAGTTAAAGCCGCGAGCGTAGAACTCCGTCAGCATCTCGCGGAACGTCATGCCAACACCAGTTGTCGGCGTGACCGTCTGAGTGCCGGTAGAGGTGATCGTAAGCTCCTCAGCCGCCCAAGTCGTAGGCGAGCCGGCATCATCCCAAGTGACCTGATACTGCCCGACGTTCACCGGGGCAGTCAGGGTCGCCACATAAACACCCGAACCCGTGGGAGTCTCCACGATCCCCGAAGTGGTCCTGGCAATCGTCGTACCCCCAACACCATCAGTGACCCGGACACCAATGGTGCCGACAAGCCCCGATGTGAAGCCCGTAGCCGTGGACTCAAAAGATGTGGAGGGTTTCGCAAAGATCACGCTGTTTTCTTGCCTTTCACGCTGTTAGTCCAGCCGTCCTTCATTGACACATGCGCCCGCTGCGCTGACTCAAACCGCTCAGCGAACTCCACCTGACGCTCCTCAGCGCGTTCCTTGCGCTGATCCTCAATGCGCTTCAAGTGAGCCTCACCCTGCTCCACAAGCCGCTTGAAGTTCTCAGGCTTGGTTAGGTCATTACGGCGCATCATCTCCAGATGCTCCGAACCGGGCTCAACAAACTCCCCGTTCTCACCGCGAAGCGGGTAGTAGGTCGCCATTGTCTGCTCGTTATCGCGCCGGATATGCCAGAAACCCGGCGTTAGCCCAGGCTCCGTAGCACCCTCGCTTGCCTTCACAAGCGACAAGCGCGGATCCATCGCCTGAAGCTCGCGGTCAAAATATTTCAGCCATTCATGCCTGCGCCCGAGGCGTTCAAGCTGGCTGTCAAGTTCATGGTCTATCTGTGCCGTAGGCGGCACCCATAGGCTCGTCACTGCAAATCCTCCTTGAGAAGAAAACAAAGTGGCCCCCCACCCGAAGGCAGGGGGCCACGATGAATCAGGTCAGGCCCGTAAGAGCCGCGTGGGAGTTACGACGACGGACGCCAAGCTGCATCCGGGTCGTAATCTTGCCCGCGTAGGCATCCTCGCCCTGCACCCAGGCGAGGGTTTCCCCGCCCGTGATCCTGCTCTGCCAGTAGGGGTCACCCGCCGACACGGTGAAAACATCACCGATGGTCAGGAAGTAAACCGCCTCGTTCTGGCAGTCCGGCACCGCGAACAGCTTGACGCCGTTAATATCAACGCCGTCCACACCACCAGTCGGGGTGTTGTTGTCATTCGCGTAGCGAACCTGAGCCTGGAGCAGCGTGTACGCCTTGCGCTGCTGCTTCAGACCCGTCACCACGAAGTCAGCCGGCTTGCCGGTCTTCTGCGCGATGAGCTGGTTCTGGGTGTAGAGCAGGGCCAGAGTGATCGCCTGCGACGTGGAATCCACGCCAGCAGCAACCCACTCCGGGTAGCTCGCCGGGGCAAGACCACCGAGAGTTGCGGAAGTCGAAACGATGTTCCGCAGTCCGTTCATCTCGTACGAGGTCGAACCGCTCCGCGTACCCTTCAGCGACACATAGGCCGACGAGGTAGTGGAGACAGCCGAACCCGAAATGGTGATCGTGCTGTTAGCCAGATCGGTAGCGGTGATCGAAACCCCGCTGGCGATGCTGGTCGGGTTAGCGGCAGTACCAATATCAACAACGGCACCGACACCAATCCAGCCACGCTCAATGGCGTTGTAGCCACTGGTCGTGTTGAGCTGAACCGTGGTGCTGGACGACGTAGTGCCACACTGGGCGATCTGCGCCGAACCGTCCATGAAAATCTGACGGCTGAGGTTACGGTTGAGGTCATTGACCGCGCCCGAAACCTCCTCATCCACCACCGACGCAACCGAAAGAGCATCGCCCTTCGTCTGGTCAATAGCGGAGCCCTGGATCTTCACCTGGACGTGCTGGTTGGTATAGGCCCACTGCGCCTGAGCGTACGACTGGTTACCAGCCGAGTTCAGGGTTCCACCGGACGAGCTGGTGGTTGAGAACCCCCAGTTACGACCAATGTGGATCGGAGTCAGGGCATACTCGCCCATCTCCGTGTTCTTGAGGCGCTTAACGCGAGACAGAACCGGGTTGTCATTGTAAAGCTGTTCAGCAATACGCTGCTCGGTCCAAGTCTCCTTAAGGGCGCTCTGGATAGTGCTGGGATCAGCAGCCATCTAAAGTACCTCCGGTACTTGAGTAATTGACAGAAATGACGAGTGATCCCGTATTGGGATTACTCGTTGGCTTCAATCAGGGCCGCAATCCGCTTCCGGCGTTCGTCAGCATCGCTGAAATCGAACCCTTCTTCGGCCTGCTCACCCTGAAGCGGCTGCCGGGGAGCCTTCTTGCTTTCGATCCACTCCTTCTGCTTAGAGCCGTAAAGCTCATCCAGCATCTGCTTAGCGGCCTCAAGCTGCGGGAAGCCCTCACGATCCAGGTCCATCGTCGCTGCGATAGACAGGACCGCACGTTGCTCGGCTTCATCCTCAACTCCGAGGCGAGTCATTTCACCATCAGTGAATGACTCAATCTCCTGCAAGATGGCCTGCTCCTGCTGGGCTTCCTTATAGGACTCCCATTCGGCGGCCAACTGGTCTATGCGAGGATCCGCAGCCGGCTTCTCATCGAACTCCGAGAAGTCAGGCTCCAGGTTGTCCTCGTCTGCGACCTCAAAGCCCGCAGCGGCAGCCAAAACATCTGGCCCCCCGTACTCTGCGAGCTGGCGAAGCGCGTCCTCGCGCATATCCTCATCACTGAGCGCGTTGAAAAACTCAGTAGCGGCCTCAGCTTCACGACGAAGCTCAGACAACTCCTGGGTCTTGCGGGTGTAATCCGCCTGCATTGACTTGTACCGGGACTCAAGTTCCGGCGGCAAGTCACTACCGACCTCAGTGAATGATTCGCTTGCCCCCTCGCCACTTACCGGGGGTGCGTCATTGACCGAATCCTCAGAGGGGTGTTCGGTATCCATGTGTTCTCCTTAGATGACGGCGATCCACGAAGGGTTGTCGCCAATGAACCGCTCACGCGGCCTTACCCCACAATGGGGAAAGTCTTAGGGCAGCGCCTATCGGGGCTTTACGGTCTGCCGAGGGGGATTTATGAACGCGGGCCTACTGGCTCAAATCGCGCCGCCCGGACCCCCGCCCTGCTGGTCGGTTTGACCACCGGGCATACGCTGATCGGGCATTTGCGGCGACTGCGGCTTAGCGGCGTTCGTCATGCCAAGCTGCTGCGCCTGCATCGCCTGCTGCATCATCGCCTTCTGCTGCTCCTGAGCTTCAAGCCAGTCAAGCCCCTGGAGGTACAGCAGGATTGCCTCACGTACCGCATCAGCGGCAAGCTCAAACTCCTGCGTCTTAGCGAAGTCCTGAAAGATCGAACGATGCACCGCAAGGTTGTCAATCCCCGCCCGAGGCATCCACGACGGCACATCGGTTCCGTCCGGGCCGGCCTGAAGGGGCTCAGCGAGGAACACTTCCGGCCCAGCGAGAATCCGCTGAATCACGCGGTTAGCTCTGGCAACGTCAAGCTCGTAGGAGTCCACCACATCAGCGGCGGTTCCCTGCTCAATAGCGGCCATCGCCTTCTCAGGCTGCACCCAACCCCTGTCCGCGTAAGCCATCACGCGCTGCTCAAGAGCCTGACGGGTACGGGGCTCAATGCTTTCAGGGAACACCGTTACGTCCACCTGCGAGCGAAGCTGAGCGCCCGTGAAGTCCTTGATTGACTCCGGGCCAAACCTGCCGTTGATATGGATAAGACGAGGTTCGGAGTAGTGCTGAGCAACAAGTGTCAGGCAGTGACGCATCAGGCGACTATGGAACTCCGCTAGGCGCTGAATGAACGCTTGACGAGCAGCGTTGTCGCGCTCAATCAGCACCGACAGGGCGCGACCGGAAGCATCAGCCGGCGTGTCATTCTGCGAAGCGATGCGCTGCATATCCCCCAGCGCCTCACTTTTGAGCTGCGACAACTCCGGCGGGATCGGCGGGGTGGGCCGCCACTCGGGCTTCAGGCCATTGACGGGGTTGTAGACGAACACCGCACCGGGCTGATCGGTGAGCCGCTGACGCTTCGGGAACGCCCCCAGGGGAGCGAACACCTGCGGCATCAGCGCCATGTTCTTCCACTCAATCTGCTTATTGGTCGCGTCGTTAATCGTGCGCTGCGCGTCCAGCAGATGCCTTACGAGCCCCTGGTCACGATCACTGTCCGGGTCCAGAATGTAGGAGAGCTTGTGCAGCACCGGCTCATCCACGATCCCGCCCTTACCGTCGCTAAACGGGTAAGCCTCCGGGGGAGTAATGATCTTGCCGTTAGCGATGCAGTAGCGCCGGCCCTCCGGGTACTCCGCGCAAGGACGCTCCAGATAGTCAGTGACCATCACAAGATCACGCTTGTCCTTATGCTCCCCAACCACGTACTCCGTGGAGGCATCCGGCGTGACCTTCGTGCCGGGGATGAAACCGGGCAGCGACTTGACCTGCTCACCGCTCATGGCTCTACGCACGATGTACCAGCGGGCATCCTCAAAGCGCACACCCGGCTCCCAACCAACCTCATTCGGGCCAAGAACCTCAATCCGCACATCACCCAGGCCGACGACCTGACCGTTCTCATCCTTGACGAACGGGGGAACCGACTGATCCCAATACGGCCAAGCGAACCCTTCATCAGCGACGACGGCGTACGTCACCACCTGCTCGGTTACGGTGCGAACCTGCCACTCATCGAAACCGTAGTAAGCAACCTTCTGGGCGACAGCGGCAGCTGACACATCATCAGGGTCTGAGGTTGAAGGGTTGATCTGGTAGGACGGGACGCGCTGCGTGGCGTACGCGACCTCCTGACGGACAATCGGCCCAATCAGGTTGCGGGTCGTACGGACACGATGGCGGGGCTTGCCGCCCTCCCCAAAGAGAACACCCTGCTTAACCAGCCAGTTCTCCTTGTTGCGATAGACGTACTGGTTGCCGCGCCAGAAGCTAAGGCACTCATTACGCTCGGGAGCCCGGTCGTTAATTTGCTTCTTGCCGCGCTCAATGCGCTCCGTGATAGCGCCCGGAACGTCCTGATTGAGCCCAATCGCCTTCTTCAAGTCGTCAATGACGGCCATCAGTCACCCAGCATTTCTTTAGCCATCGTGAAATCCTCATCGTCGTCGAACTCCACGAAATGCCGTGGCACAGTTACGTCCAGGCTCTCAGCGGCCTGAACGGCGTTAGCGGTGTGCGGATCCTGAATACGCTGAAGCAGCGAAGCCCTGTCGGCGGCGGCAGCGTCACGCTCCCGCTCAATCAGGCGGGAGAACGTGAACTGCTGATACGCGATAACAGCAAGAGCCAGGGCGAGCCCAGCAAATAGATAGATCAAGCCTTCGCTTTCGGTTTCGCCGGCTTGCGGCCCGGACGCTTACGCGCCGTGAACCCAGCCGACTCCATAACGTCAATCGCCTCAATGCGCCTGTCAGCCTCAACCAGTTCAGCTTCAAGCTGCTCAACCCGCGCTTCAAGAGCAGCGGTCTTAGCCTCATCGGCGTACTCCATGCCCAGTTTGCGAGCAATCTCCTCAATCCAGCTCACCGACAGATACACCCTCGGATCAACCACAGCGGGGGTCAGGAGCGTGTCCACAAACCCCTTCGGATCATCATGGCTCATCGTGGCGATGCATTGCCCAGGGGGCATCTCGCAACGCTCAACAACAACCAGTGAATCATCCTTTGGCACAACCGCCATCAGTATCCCTCCAGTTCGTAACCCTGCCTCACCGCAAACTCCCGCGTCTTATGCGCCGCAGTCACCGCGAAGCCCATCGGGTCATTCAACATTCTGGACCGGACTCGGCCCGTAGCCGGCGCAAACACCGCCCGGTACACCCCGCCCTTCAACGGAACAAACACCGAACACGCGCCAGCATCCAACAAATCAAGAGTCTCGTCGTAGTAGCTGTTAAAGAGCTTCACCCGAACTCACCCATCGGCCCGGACTGAATCTGGTACTCCAACATCTCGTTCTCCCACTCCGGGTCGTAGGTGTCAGGGATCCACCCGAGCTGCTGCCGGGGCTCCTCCATCTCCTCCAGCGGCTTCCAGGCGCGAGCCATCAGCGCGTAACGCAAAGCATCCAGACGGTGATCGTTACCCTTGATTGGCTTGATTACCCCGTCCTCACGGGACTCCAGCGCGTAATCATCAGCCTCGGAGCGAAGCCCCCGACACTCCGGGTTTACCTTCAACCGCCCCTGCTCAATGCGCTGCTTAACCTGGAAGAACCCGGCCTCAAAGTTGTTTTGCCCGTTCTGGGTTGGGATCCCCTGCCGAATCAGCTCCGACTGCACCGTGTCCGAATTGACCTGCGCCCTCTGCCGGGAAGCAGGGTCAATGACGTAAATGCACTCGCGGATACCCCACTTCTTGTTCGTGCGCTTAATCGCCTCCGCGTACTCAACCGGGGTTAGATCCTGAAGCAGTACCTCGTCAAAGACGTAGGCCACATTGTCCTTATCGAACCCAACCCAGACAATTGCCGCGTTTCGGATTCCAGGGTCAATCCCCACAACCACATCCCACACCTGCCGGTTAGCAGCAGACTCGTTCCCTGACCACTTCCCTGACTGACTGGTGTACCACGGCGTCCACCCACCCTGCCGTCCCTTAGCGTTAGGTGGATACGGGCCGGGAGTAACGCACTTCTCAAACTCTGGATAAGCCAAACCTCCAATATCAATGAAGTCACCGAACTCAACGGCCCTGCGCCACACATCAGGCTGAGCTTCCAGGGCCGCCGCGACACCCTCCTTAGAAAGCGTCGGGTTATCGTGAATCGAACCGCGAATGACCGTAATATCCGGGCTCTCACGATTCTTGTAGATCTCCCGGCGAACCCAAGTCGTGTTCGTCGTCAAGGGAGTCATGGCGAACATCTCAAAGCCGTCGTACTGCGCCAAACGAACCTTGCACTCGCGGCGAATCTCCCACGGCGGCGGCTCGTCATAGCCGACAAGGTGCATCGAAGAACCCGCAAACATTGAGGGATCCTGCACGTAGGTCTTGAACTCAATCCACGAGCCGTTAGCGAACTGAAGCATCCCAAGCTGCTTGTGGTAAGCCTTAGCGAACGACCCGCCCTTCAATGCCTTCGGAGGACACCACAACCGCAGCTCCGGCAAAATCACCGTTTCAAGCACCTGGAAGGACGGACACACCAGCCGGCACTTCGTACCCGGATAATCAGTGTTCACGCCAGGAGTCCACTTCTTGAACTCCATCATCCACTCAGGAACCCACTCAGGGTCCAGGCACTCCACAATCGTCCTCACCAGCAGAGCAGTGGTCTTACCGAACCTGTTGCCCGCAAACGCCGCGATAATGCGGGTCTGAGCATTCCAGAACGCCACCTGCTGCTCATTATCAGCGCGAACCTTGTAAAGCGGATTACCTTCAATCCGATTGTCAAGCTCCTGAAGAAGCCGCTCAGCCTCCTCACGGGCCTCCGGGGTCAGCTTCTCAAGCGCCCCCTCACTGACCTGCACTTACTTCCCTCGCGCCAACCTACGCACAGCCTTCACGCGCACACACGAACCAGGGGCGCAAGGCTTACTACCCGGAACACGCCTATACCCCTTCCAGCAGGAACACTTACGCACCCCTGCGCATCCTCAGCATCTTGTGAAACGCAGCCACACGCTTCTTCCTGTCCTTCTTCGGCTTATAGCGAGGATCAGACTTAGCGTAATCCCACGGGCGACCCTTAGGCATTCTTCTCCTCCAGCTTGCGCTTCAACATATCCTTCGTGGACTCAGCATCCTTACCGAACGGCTTACCTGCCGACTCCCCAGGCTTATCCTCAGCCTTATCCTCCTCCGAATCCTTCGGATCAGCCTCATGCACCGGGCTCTCCTCAACCGGAGCCTTAGAACCCGCCAGGGCCAAAATCAGCTTCTTGACCTCAACCTCACTAAACGTAATGCCGTCCATCACATCCCCCTCGGCGGGCCAAAGTTATACCCCGGCAAATCGTTAAACCGAGCCGGCATCCGATCCCGACGCGGCAAACGAGTCGGCTTCCCCGGCGTCACCGGGCCACGCGGCCCATACCCCCCACGCCTCGGAGGATTCGTAGTTGCCTTCGGCCCCTTACGCTCCTGACGCATCGAAACAAGCCGCCTAAGCAGCTCAACCTTCCGACCCATCGAAGGATCAGGCCCAAGATTTTTCTTAACCGCCGCAGCGGCAACAGAACGCGAATCCATCTACTTCCTCTTTCTCAACTTCTTTTTCGGGGCCAAACCCCGCTTATTCGCAGTCGCGTAGAAAATCCGCTTACCGCGCCTCTCGCCATACCTCTTAACGAAGTCAGCCAGGATCTTCTTCCCATCACCCTTGAAATACTCGCTCAGAGGCATTCTCAGCCATCCTCCCGCACGTTGAACAACAAATAAGGGTCCACCACCCACAGGAGTCCCACAAGCCCTCACAGGGGAAATACAGCCCCCACCCCCCCTTTTAGGGTCAAAAATCTCTGCCCGCTAGGAGATATATATACGCGGGTAAACGTGACGCCGGCCCCTCCCCTCCCCCCCTGCCACGTATAAACGCGGTTTCCGGTTCCTGGCCGGCGGGGATTCCGGGTTTTGAGCCCTGCCAGCTCACGCCGCCAGGTAAAGAGTCAGTAGCGGCGGGGAATATTCCTATTGGGTAGATAGTCACGTCGCCGGGGCCAGGGATCGGGCGGGTTGTAGGCGGGCGCGTTGCCTCTCGGCGCTGGCCCCTAGAAACTGTCTGGCCTACCCTAACGTGTAGGCGACTAGACAAACATTGTTTGGGCGTGGTATAAACGCGGGGTAGTTGTTTATTCCCTAACTAGGAGGCTAGGAATATGAAGGTGTCAGTTTGTGAAAGTGAGCGGCGACATGAGCACAGTGTCCGTTACGTGCTCATGTCCCGTAACCCGCTAACCGGGACCGATTACGCGGTGCAGTGTTATTGGCGGGACGCGGGCGACACGGTCGGGCGGTTGTATCTTGCCGGCGATTATGACCGGGCGGTGGCGGATTGCCGCGCTCGCCGGGAGGCGGGGGACTATTCCTGTCGGGTTGTGCAGGTGAGTGGCGGGGGTGCAGCATGAGCCGCCGCTACGTAGTCGCGTGGCCTACTTACCCGGTGCCGTCGCCGCTGAGAAACGACGAGGGCGAGGTTTTGACCTTCCCGACACGAAGAGAGGCCGTCCGGTACGGGAAGGCTCAGGGGGTGCCGTTTCCGCATGACAATGTTGCGGTTTTTCGGGGCCAGGATCCAGGGCAAAAGAAATAGCGCGGCCTAGTGGCTATCGCCGGGGTGCAATTCCCCGGCGCGCTCTCCCGCAATAAGGCGGGGCGACGAATGGAGGTTAGGAATGGAACGGATCACAGAAAAGACACTGCGCGAAGTGTTCGCTCACTTTGCGAATGTTCACGGGTGGCGGGTGTCCGATGAGGACTGGCCGCTAACCGATCCCCGCCGGGACGGCGCGGTGTATCTGCGCGAGGAGTTCGGGGGGCTATGGCGGATTGAGGCCCACTGCGCCGATAGTCCGCCACGTAACGGGGAGGAGCAGACCTACACCGCCGCCAGGGACATCACAACCCTCACGTCTAAGCGCGAGCTGGTCGGCGCTATGCGGTTCGAGCTGGCTATCCGTAGCGCGGAACGGTTCGGTTCCGTCGCCGTCGAATCGGACTAACCATTACGTGAGCCCTCGCCCTAGTGGCGGGGGCTCTCTACCTATTGGGGGCTGGGAATATGGAAGCGGTAGTGATTGTCGCCGGTTACCTGCTGGCGGCGGCGGTAGTTCTCTACCTCGCCGGACTGGCGGGGGGAACGTGGAAGGCCAATCGGGAATGGCGGAAGGGGGGCCAGGATGGCTAGGGGCGCTGCGCTGCCAAAGAGCGCCCGATACGTGAAACCCGGTCGCCCGCAGGTTCGATTGGAATGCGAACGCTGCGGCGTTTACGGGTCGCTAGTAGTGAACGCTACGCCGGCCAGGGCGGAAGGGCTCTGCGGGGAAAGTGCCGCGCTGGCCTGCCCGGATTGCGGCGGAAGGGTGCTGCCATCGAACGTAGAGGACTGCGAGCGCCTAGCGCCGCACCTACTACGCCAGCATCCGGTCTATATTGAGGATCAGGAGGCGGAAGGGGAGCGCGAGCTGCGGCAGATTGCGCCCGCCAGGGAATGGTGCGGGGGTTGCGAGGAGCCTATGCCCGAGCACCTAGACCCCGACGAGTGGTACTGCCGCCACTGCGGGAGAGTAAACGGCAGGCTTGCCGATGGCAGCCGGGGAACCTTTCACGCCGCGCCATTCTCCCCGGAGGTGGAGCGGTGTAACGGACTGGCTAAGGATAAGCCGGCCAGGAGGGGGCGGAAGGTGAGGGAGCCCGAGCGCGTGAAGGTCGGGCAGATTGCAAGGCCCGATGCGGATATCCCGTTTTGAGGTAGTCGTCACTTGACTAGACCGATGCGGTCGTGTAAAAGAGCAGAACCCTAACGATTGGAGGCAGGTATGAAGGCGGAAGGTGAACGGATCGAAACCATGACGGGCGAGTACCCCGCCGTGGAGGTAATGAAGCTCGGAAGGTTCCGGGTTGAGGTTTGCCAGGAGCAGGACGCGGAGTTTTTCAATCCCCGCGAATGGTCAAACCTCGGGCAGCTAGTCGCGGACAGTGACAGTGACGTAATCAACTACCGGCTCGGATACGACTCAGAGCTGAGCATGGAGTGGGAGTTGGAGGACGAGTGCTCGGGTTGCGACGGTGACGGGTGGCTCGCGGTCGGGGAAGGTGACGACGAGGAGTGCGGCACCTGCCGGGGAACCGGGCAGGTGCCTATCGCACCGTTCACCTACTTCCAGCGGGAGTACGGGGCGCGGGCGGTTATCCCGCTCCAGTTTAGTGACCACGGCTCCAGCGGGTCGCGTCTTTACCGGGGCCGACCGATGGGACCGGACGATAAGCACGACGCCTCAGACAATCTCTACCTATTCGACACGCCGGAAACCCGGAAGGAAGTCGGCTGCGAGGACTGGAGCGCGGATCGGATCGCTAAGTCACTGCTGGCAGAGGCAGGCACGTTCCAGCAGTGGGTAGAGGACGAGTGCTACTACATCGTCAGTTACGACGCTGACGGAGAGATTGTCGAAAGTGTCGGCGGGTATATCGGCTACAAGGACACTCTGAAGGAAGCTGAGTCGCAGCTACGGGCTCTGTACGACGATTACGTGGACGAGGGGCGGAAGGTACTGGAGTGGGCTCAGGATATGGGCCAGACCCTGCCGGACACCTGGATCACTACGGGGGTGGCGGTATGAACCGTCCCGACTGGATGGATGCCGCTTGCGAGCTTGACGACCGGATCGCCAAGCGGATCGCGGAAGGTAGCGAAGGCTCCGAGGTTTGCAGCGGCGAACACTGCGACGGGCAGGGCCGGACGCTGGAAGCCGGCGACGAGTGCGGGTTCTGCCAGAAAGTCGAATACGGCATATGGCTTGCCGGGGAGCCGGACTAATGAACCGCTACAAGTCAAGCCAGAGGTGGCGGAAGGTGCAGGCCGGCATATACGAGTCGCCCGACAACCGCTTTATCGCAAGTCTGCGCGGAGATAAATGGCACCTGCGCCGTCAGGACTACGGGGGCGAGAAACCGCTAGGCACGTTTCTCACCCTCGCTGACTGCCAGGAGTACGCCGAGCTGCTGGAACAGAATGAAAGGTGGCGCAGCCATGCAGGCGTCTAAGCCAGTCGTCACAAGCCGCCAGCGGGCGGGGGTATCCAAGTGTCGTACCTGCGGCATATCGCCGCAGCTAGTAGATGAAACCGGGCGGTGCTACGAGTGCCGGGACAGGCAGCCGCAGCTCCCGCTCTTTATCAAAGGAGGCAGGTAATGGGGCAGTATCACTACATATGTAATCTGGATCGGCGCGAGTATCTGAAGCCGACCACGTTTGGCGATGGGCTCAAGCTCTTGGAGTTTGCGCCTAGCGGCAACGGTGTAATGGCCGGTCTTGCCGTACTTCTGGCGGCCACTAACGGGCCTAACGGAAGGGGCGGGGGCGACCTTCACCCCTGGAATGAGGCGTTCGCGTATTGGGGTCCGGGCTATGACGACCGCCCGGTGCCAGTTACGGGCCGCGAGGACTACCTAATGAATGAGGTAGTCGGAAGGTGGGCCGGTGATCGCATCGCAATCGTGGGCGACTACCACGACGAGGGCGACGCGGGCCATGAGGACAACCCGTGGGCAAACCCGGACGCTTGGACCGATGTGAGTAAAGAGGCCATAGAAGCTATGCGCCTGGACTACTACCTCGGGCAAGAGGTTCGGGAGGTCTTGCCCGCATGAAGGACAGTCACGAATGGATTGTGCCGCTACTCATCGCGGCCATTCCCTTCGCGGCAATAGTGATAACCAGGATAGGAGGCTAGGAATGACGTACCTGATCGAAGTATTCACCGACGACCCCGGCGAACCCCCGTACGAGGAGTGGGCGCAGGACGAGCCCGCCATGTACCGGGTAGTAAACCGGATAGCCCCGATGCTCAAGGAAGGTGACACGATGTACGTCACCGACACAAGCACCGACGAGATCGTGCAGGAGCGGCGGAAGGTGGCGGCATGAGAAACCATGACCGCACCGTTACCCCAACGATGAAGCGAGCGTTCGCGTTCGCGGAAGCGATGGGCTGGGAGATGAACGACCAGGAGGCGCGAGTGTGCTTCTTTGTGCCGGAGGCAGACCGGCATATTGCCGACGCGGTAGGTGAACTGATCCCCAACTGGGATATCGAACACCTGGACGATGGTGAGGGCGCAATTGTCTGGACGTTCTGGCTCGGGAACGGTGATCCCGTATGAGAATCACCCGCGAGCACGTAACCGTCCGGCCAGGGGTGCAGACGACGCGCTACTGGCTCACTCACGCGGGGCGGAAGGTTGGCCCCTACGTGAACATTCACGAAGCCGGCGCCGCCGCGAGAAGGGTGGAGGCGGCGATGCAGAAGCGGAAGGTGGTCGCATGAGCGCCGCTAACGCCTACCTCCTCATATTCCTATGGGGAGCAATCGGATACTGCCTAGTGCGGATCATCTGGCAGTAGCTTCCGCTAGAATGGAGGACACCTAGCCTCCAATCTAGGTAAACGGGTCGCCTTCGGGCGGCCCGTTGTCGTTCAGCGCCCGAGTTCAGTCCACGGACGACCCAGCGAAGGCATCAGCTTCGACGTAGGCGGATACCCGAGCCCCGCCCTGACCTTGTGGCCGACCGGGATAACGCTTCGACCCCAGGCGGAAGGACGGCGAGCCAAATAGTTATGCCGCAGCCAGTCGCGGCGCTCCTCATCATTCATCACTGACCTCCTCAGCGGTTCCCTCAACCACGCCCAGCTCTTTCAGGCGCTCAATGATCTGCTCAGGCTTACGTTCATGCTGGACAATGGCGGAAGGTCGGCCCGTCATAGCGAGCAGCTTGTCCGTGGCGATGGCGGAAGTGGTCGCCATGTTCCTGGCGGCGGCGCTCATATCCCTAACGTCGCCGGCTTTCACCCTCACGGCCTCCTTCTCAATCGCTTCATGCACCACATCTAGGGCGGCGGAAGCGATAGCCCGCTGCTTCGTGACAATCCGCTCCTCCAATTCTCGGGCAGATTGCGTTGCGTGAAATTGAAGCCGGCGAGGGTAACGATCCTTCCACTGCGAAAGAGTTTTACGCGGAATCTTGATACCCGCGTGAGCTTCCAGGTCGCGGCAGGTCTTACTCACGTTGTAGTCATTCAAGACAAGCTGCAACAACGCCATATCAACCGTGTCGTGGTCGTAGTCGCGGCTAACAATCGCTTCCAGTTCCATGCCTATCTCCTAAACGCGGGCATGGCAAGACGACCCGAAAAGGAAACTAGCAAAAAGACCGGACGGAAAACACTCACACTGCCACCTTCCTCTTGCCCCGCTGCCTACTGACCTCATGCGCCGCTCGCTGGAAATCCTCCTCCGAATAATCCAGAGCCCAAAGCGGGGTCGAACCCTCGTTTATCAGCGCCCTGTCCACAGTGTCCAGGGCCACGCTGTCAGCCTCCCTAAGCACACGCCTAACCTGACGGTCGGGCAGGCCCGTAGCCTGCGCCAGAAGCTCCACACTGCCCTCGTAGTAGGCGAGCTTGCGTTCCATCCAGTCACGGAACGGGCCGATAGGCAGCCGGCCACCACCCGCAATCGTCTTGGTTGTCGAACCAGCACGATTCCTGACACACGAAATACACTGCCGGCGATACCCCTGCCCCCGCCGATAGAAATTGTTGGTAGTCAAAGGCTTGTCTTTCCCGCAAGCCGAGCAGGTTCTAGTCACTTAGTCTCCTCAACGCTTGACGAATCGCCCTGACGCCGCCCTGAGCAGGGTCAAGAAGGTTGATTACCTCCGGGGCTAGGCCGCGCTCCACGTACCCGAGCAGCCTTCGATCCCGCTCCTCCTGGGTTTCTAGTGCGGCATCCCCAAACACGGGGGCGGTGCGGTGAGCATCCACCTCCCGTTCCAGCAGCTCAATGAGGACGGTGGCGCGGAAGCTGAAAGCGTCGTAAGGGTTCTCCTTACCGGGCTCGTAAAGTAAGGACGGATCCCCACCTGGGCCGATGCTCATGTTCTCCGCTGACCGGGCGCGGCGCTCCATGCTCGCCCCACGCTGAGCGGTGAGCAGCTTCGCTTGCCTTAGCGCCTTATCCAAGCGGTGTCCGAGGCTGAGCCGTTGCCGGCGCATAACGGTCGCTTGGTGTTGAAGGACGCGGAAGGTCTTGTGCTGGTCGGTCACTCGCTGTCCTCTTGCGAATCATCAACCGGCCCGTCAGATTCGTTTCCGTTTTCCCAAACGGAATCGTCACGCTCGCCGCGCTCACGAATGATCCAGTCACGCTCAACGCGCTCAGCCCACTCGCTGTCGCGCCACGGACGGTCGTACGGGTCGCCGCTCACCAGTCCATCCCGCCAGTCCCAACCCACTCGGACAACGGACGAGCGTGAGAAGCAGCCCGCTTGGTGGGAACCTGCCGACCCGTTTTCTCAATCAGTCCGCGCCGGCAGTGAGCAGCCATGACCGCGCCCAAAGCTCGCGGCTCATGCGTGGAGGCCGTTGGCTGTCCGGCCAGTAGCTCCCACACCTCGTCGGTAGTGAACGGCTTACCCGAGGCGGCAAGGCTTTCAACCGCTCGGTTAGCTAGTCGCTTCCACTCCTGCGCCGCGGCAGCATCCACCCTTGCTAGGGCCGCATCGCGCTCCTCAGTAGCGGAAAGCATCACCAGTCCGGCGCGTCCTGGCGCTGCTCCACCCGATCAAGGGTGCGGGCCACGTTGTCAGCCACCACAACAACCTTGCTGCGCTTCTGCCCTGTCTCCTTGTCCTCCCAAGTGTCCTGCTGCAAGCGGCCCGTGACCACCACGCGGCTGCCCTTGTCCAGTCCAGCAGCGGCAACCTGCTCCCTGTCCCAACTGATTACGTCAAACCAGTTCGGGATACTCGTCCACTCGCCGCTCGCCTCATCCTTCTTGCGGGCGTTCCAGCAGATAGAGAACTTCACCGGTCCGTTGCCCTGCTGCTCCGGGGGTCGGGCAAGGTTGCCCTCAATCGTTACCGTGTTCGGACTTCTCATCATCCCTCCTATTGGTCGTTCCACAACTCGTCGCCACTAGGGGCAAACGCCTCATGCACACCGTCATTCAGGCGAACCCAATGCTTCGACGGTCGCCTGCCGATGCGGCACTTCTCCCACCACAAGCTCCTCCTGGTGGTGTCCTTGTCTCTGGGGTGAGCCCCCATGTGGATCAAGATTTCTGGGACGGCAGCCATCGCCCCTGACCCCCGGTATCCCCCGCTCTTGTTGCGGTGGTGCAGGATCACGATGGCGGTGTCCGTGTCCCTCGCCGCCTGCTGCAAACCGGCGAGCAGCTTGGTTACCTCGTCGCTGTCGTTTTCGTCGCCCCCCGGCCAGAGGGTGCGGAGGCTGTCCAGCACGATCAGGTCGGTGCCAAGCTCAGATCCGGCTTCCTCTACCTCGTAGAGCTGGCGTTCCAGATCGAAGCCGGCTTGGGTTATGCCGACGCGCAGATGCTCCGGGTAGCTAAGGCTGTCAAGCCTGCGGTGAACCTCGCCGTGACCGTTCTCAGCGTCAAACACGGCGACCTTCCTGCGCTTGGCAATAGTGAAGCCAGCGGCATCGCTGCCCTCGCACACACCGGCAGCCAGCGCCAACGCGAGATAGGACTTCCCCTGCCCCGGCTCCCCAACCAGCATGGTTAGGGCTCCCCTGGCGCAGAAGCCTTCCACTACCCACGGGACGGGCGGTGGCGGCGTGGCTTTCAGATGCTCGTTGTCCAGCCATTCGACGTTCACTCGTCAATGCCGTCGTGGATGAACTGCTGCTCCTGCTGAACTACGAGGTCAATGGTGCGCGGCTCCCAACCCATCACGCGCAGGGCTCGCCGGACGCCCCGCTCACGCTCGCGGCGCATCAGTTCATGCGTCTTTTCAATCGCGCCGTTGAGCGCGGCTACCACTACGTCCTCCCGGCGCTCGTCGTCGGTCACATCAGCTCCGTCGCTTGAAGGAACCGAAGCTCAGACTGAAGCCCGGAGCAGTGGGTTTGATCCACTCGCAGCAGGCGCTCCATCGCATCGCACTCAGCCTCAGCGGCCAGCAGCAGCGGGTACTCATCCCCAATCCGCTGGTGGCAGATAGCGCGGCGCATCTCCTCAGAGGGCAGGCGCTCACCGGACTGGCGGTACTCATCCCTAAGCCGGACAAGCTCTTTGCTCATCGCCCGCTCGTACTCGCCCTTGCACGTAGCCAAAGAGCGGCGGGCAGCAGCGTACGCTTGACCGCGCTCAACCATTTCGCGCATCGCCCGACCAAGCTCGGTCAGCACCAGCGCCGGGGGGCGGTCAGCGGGCATCGTGACTCCCCCAGTAGAGAAGCATCGCCAAGCCCAGGAACACGGCAAGCCAAACGGTCATGCCGCCAGCGGCTCCGATACCTGCTCAACGAGGCGCATCCAGCCAACGTCGGAAACGTCGCTCAGCACGTAGCAGTTCACGCCCGCCTGCTCCTCGGCGTGGCTGTAAGCCACGGCACCGGGGCGCTGACGAATGTTCACTACGCCCTTGTGAGGGCCGGGACTGTTCGCGTCATGCCTTGCCCACAGGACGGGAGGCACCTTGTCCCATAGTCCCTCGCCCTCAGCGCCGTCGAACGGGCCGCCGATCAACCGGAACGAGATCACGCTGCCTCCTCCGCAAACAAGCCTGTCTGGATGGGACGGTTTGTGACTCGCTCACACCACGTATCCCAAGCGCGAGCAACCGCACCGGAGCCGGGGTACATATCGTCAAGCTGATCGTCAGGCTCAGCGCCAACGGCCTCAAAAAGCCACCAGCACACGCGCTCGGGCTTGGCCCCCGACAGTCCACGTTGCATAGTGATTGGCTCAGAGAGGTAGTCCCTGAGCGGGACCGTCAATCCGCCGACGACTGGCTTGCGGGCGGCGCTCACCAGCACCGGCTCCCACGCATAGGCCAGCGGCACGTTCGACTTGAACGCGGCAAACGGCTTGACCCAAGCCAGCACCCTAAGCCCCCCCCCGTC